TTCTTTCGAACTTTGGTTTCGGTTACGGGAGCAGCAGTTAGAACAACTTTTGCGTCCTTTCCTTGACTTTTTAAAGTTGAAACTATTTTGTCGGCAAGTCTTTTACTACTGACAACTTTCCAGAATGTCTTCTTTCCTTTGAACATAATGGCGTAATTGTTAGACCCTTCTTTACCAAGTTCCTGTGCAATCTCACGCCGCTTAAAACTACTAATTTCTTTCAACTTGCCCATGTTTTCTATTTATAATTTACTCTTCTTCTATACGTATCAATAAGTCGTCTTTTCCACTAAAAACTCTATGAAACGTATTTTTTTCTATGTAATATTCTTTACCTTGTTCTAGTTTCTTTGGTAACTCATTATCCATTTGAAGTTCCCAACTCTCACCTAAAACGATATGAATTGTTCTGTTGTTTTCGTCTCGATGCCATTCCAACTCCGAGGATTCTGCATTTGCGAAGATCTTCCGAAAGTGAAGCCCGCTTCGATAAAAATCTTCGTAACTACCACCATCCATTTGGATTATCAACTTGCATACCTAAAGATTTCGCGAAACGAGGTAGACGACAAGACCAATAGGATGGTTTTGTTTTATCGTCTCTCGTGTCACATTTATGACGAGCTGCGAAGGATTTCCTCGCCTTGGGATCGTTGAGTTTTACCTTGAGACCCGTCGTATCCCCAAAGGAAACCTTCTTGATGTTCTTTGTTTGAGGATCTCGAACATAAACATAGAACTTTTTGTTACCACCTCTTTTGGGTTTGTTCAGTTCTGGATCCTCTTCGTTGAGCGACTCATTCCAATCTTCAATTGACTCGACCATTGGCCAGTCTAACGGGACTTCATATCCCTTATACTTGGAGATCTCTCCGATGTCAGTCTTGATGATGTCTTCGTTGATATCGTTGAGTTCGATCTTTCCCTCTAACCAAAGTTCTCGGGTCTCGCGAAAGAATTCAAAGTAACGATCTGATCCAGGCCGATAGATGTTATCGACAAAGGGAATCTCTCTCTTTGCCATTTCGACTATGGACTCAAACACAAAATGTTCTTTAAAATTCTTCATTATCCCTTATGTTTCTTCCAGAGATCAGCGTCGGCAGTTGTTCTTGTCTTTCCACCCGTGATAAACGAATTGATTCGGGCGTGTCCCCACTGTTCCGGTGTTGTACCGGGGCGATGTCCTGTTCTCCATGCGGCCACACCTCTCTTGTAAACCTGTTTCAGTATGGATGCAGAGATGCCAGAAGCCTTTGCCTTTTTTGCAATGGATTTGTCTGCGGAGGATTCGTCAAGTTTCATCTTCTTACGAAGTTCTTCAATCTCCTTACGTATCCTCAACTGAGCAGGAGAATTCGGCATGTGTTTCATTGCCTTCGTGTATAACTTATAGAGTTTTGCCTTATCGTTTTCGTCAAGATTGAGATCTTCATACGCAAGGACTGGATCCGTTGTTTTAAAATCTTTCTTACGCATAATCGTTTTGTTTGTGACTTCAAACTCTCCGTTCTTGAAATCAACCACAACAGGTAGATTGAGATCGGACTGTATGTCCTTCAGAACTGCTTCGGCGTCTCCATGTTTCTTGATGTTCTTTCCTTTGTTCCTTGCGATCTTCTTGAACAACCTTTGCAACTCCTGAACTGTGATAGCTGGTTTGTTGCGTTTGTCATTCATACGATCCGCAAAATGTTTTGTAAATTCAATGTCAATGTCGAACTTATTCAAGAGGCGATCTCCGAACTTCTCAAGATCTGCAAGTTGTTTTGCGGTGACTTCTTCCTTGTACAACTCCGGAAACTTTTTCTTCATTGCCTGAGTGTATTTCGAAGGTTTCGTCTTGGCGGATGCATCGCCCGGAGCGGGTTTGTATGCCGAAGGATCTTCGTCGGACTTCTTCGCACCCTTCTCAAAGTGACGAGCTCTAGCTGCCTTAGTGGACTTCTTCATATCCTTTCCTTTGGCATCTTTTCCGTAATACTTTGCGGGCTGTGTTCCCTTACGATCTTTTACATCTTTGTCCTGTCGAACTTCGGAAAGACTATCAACGAAGTGTTTGTTTTCGTTGGTGTCAATGATGAAATTTGTTCTTCTTTCAGCAATGGTGATTTCGTTGTTACCCGAGTAAACGGTATCTCCAACATTGAAGATGTCACCCGCAACATATCTTTCACGAATGGTAGACAACTGTGGCAACTGAATGTGTTTGCGAAAGTTGACCTTTTCCTTCAATCCCATTCTCTTACGAAGTAGGTTAAAGAGTGTCATATCCTCACCATAGGATCTCGGTAGACCCTGAGAAAAGGATTTGAAGTCACCTGCAACTGCGGCCGCTCTCATCTTAGAGGCGCTCATTCCTGTCACACCTTCTGCATCGGGATCTCTTTCACCGGCGGAGATTACATCAATACCATCCGGAAACTCGTAGAAACCGTGCCGTCCCTTGACTCCAACATACTTGTTGAGAAGTTTACGGAACTCGGCAACACGATCCGATCCAACAACCATTACGATACGAGTGTATCCCTGATCGTAAAGAGAAGTAGCCACATCAAAGACGTTCTTGATTCGCGAATCGAGAATGATGTTCCTTCCGTGCTTTGGAAACATCTTACGCATAATCTTTACCTTCTCATCGTACTGAAGAGGATTTTTCTTGGCATCGTTGGAGTGAGATGCGTACACACGATAGTTGCTGCCAATCGCAACCGATGCAAGTTTGTTCATCAACTTCTCGTGGCCTGTTGTCGGTGGATTGAACCGACCAAAAGTGAATACTACTTCCTTCTTCTTATCCTCGTTGTACTGTATAAATGATTTCACTGTATTATTTATCTCTCCCAACCTTTGACTACATCCTTTGAAAAATTATTCATTGAGAACTCCATACGATCCACAAGTTTTACGGCACCGTCGTTCGTCTTGTCTATCGCAACAAAACCTTCACTGCCCGTGACTTTGAAACCGTTTCGAGTTCTTACGAAAGTGTCAAGTTCCTTGACCTTATCAAGTTTTGAAATGATAAGAAGTTTTGCATCGACAAGTGCGTTCTGTAGAGCAAAGACCAGATCTAAGTTCTTCTTATTGTCCTTTGAGAAGAACTTCATAACCTCATCAAGTTTTGCCTGTACTCCGGCTTTACCCTTTTCGGTCTTTCTCTTCTCCATTTCCTTACCAAACTTATCTTCAAACCAAAGGATTAAATCGTTCACATGTTTCCCCGTGTTCTGTATCCTCTCGCCTCTCCGCACCAAAGAATTGTTGAAGGTCTCGATGTATCCAGCGAGCTCGCTGTTTGATTGGAGTTGACGCAACGTAGTGCCCGCTATCTTTTGAAATATCTTTCCGGCTTTTGATAGTGCCTCCGTTACCTCTCTTGTTTCTGTGTCTGTGAGTGTTGCTGTTCCGCTTTGATCCTTGTAATCCGCGTCCTGATACCATATAGAAGTTTTTTTCTTAAGTTTACCGATGTCTACTCCGTATGATGCTTTCATTTCCTCAAAGGATTTTCCTGTGTAGGTTGTATGAAAGACCACACCTAAGTTTGCCTTCATTATGGTTTTTGCTAGATTGGACTTGACGGGTACTGCATAGACGATTGTGTTTGGTTGGAATGTTACGTACTTCTCACCGTCGATATTCTCAACGCTAAGATCATTCTTTGTAAACATAATATCGCCTTGAATCACATCTTTAATTCCAAGATCTTTCAATTCATTGTACGCTGTTACGAGTTTATCCGCAAGATCTCCGGAAGTATCAGCACGAACATCGGCTTCTGACTTGTAGACCTTTGGATCCTTATTGAAAATTCCTTTCTTTGCAACGAAGAACTTACCATCACTTGGATCAGTTCCGGCAAAGACTGCGGGAGCTCCATCCCACTTGACTGTTACATCGAATCGACTCTTACCCTGTCCCGCCAACATATCGCGAAACGCACGAAGAGCAGCGATTGCATCTCTCGCACCAGTCACACCACCGTAGATCACACGATCTTCGATGTGTGTCATGTGGACATTCTTGCCAGCCTTTGACTCGGCCAGGAACTCTTGAAATCCTATCATTACTTTACCTTCAAGGAGTTGTATTTGACAGAGAGGTTGAAAAACTGACCCAGCTTTTTTGATCCTGCATTTCCAGCCTTATTGGTGCGTATGGACATTTCCATTGTAACAGTAGAATCTTTAGATTTCAAATCAATAAACCAATTCTGTTTTGAAGTGGTTGATGCATATGCCCGAATGAAACGAACCAACGGAAGAAAAACACCCAACTCATCGTCGGCAGTGATCTCCTCATATTCGTTCTTTACTGCTTTAATTACCTTTGTGGGAACTTCGGGAGCATCTCTTAGTATCTCACTGCGAATGTAATCCAAAGTTTTATCCTTATCCTGATTAAAAAGATCTATCACCGCCTTACGGCAAATATCAAGTGATTCGTCGTAGAGTCTTTCGTATCTTTTAGAATCTTTTTTGAAGAGATCGACCAAGGCCTTCGAGGTTTGTCTTCTTCCCGAACCATCATACGCCTTCTTACTTGGAATTCCTTCAATTTCTGAATAGACTCTATCCCAAAGGTTTTCACGAAGAGATTTGATCATTCGAGACTGTCCAAAAGAATTGAAGATGGGGTTCACGTAGGTGTTAAGTTTTGGTTCTTTTGTTTTCTTTCCTCCGGCCTTAAGAGAAACTCCAAGTATTGTTCCATCATTGAACTCTAAAAAGATATCGCCCGGATGATTTTTTGGAACACCTTTGGGTTTGGCTCGATATCCCCAATGAACCATTTTAATCGACTTTGAGGATTCTTCATTTTTGATATATTTAAGAACTCCCACTGCATTCAACATCTTCTCGTTGAACTTTGAAGATTCGGATGCTTTTTGAATAGTATCGATTGCCGCCTTTAGATCTTTCGGATTTACTGATTTGAGCTTCTTGGGATCTTGTTTAAGGAGATGGTCGTAAAAGTCATCAACGTTTTCGGTGGGATTGTATCGTGTCTCCCATGCAATTGCTGGAAACAATTCTGTAATTGATGAATTGAGAGTTGTTTCTCCTATTCCACCCGAAAGAGGTTTGACCAGTATGATGATTTTACTATCAAATCCTGAATCTATGTGGACTGGATCTACCGATTGACCGGATTTTTCTCTTACCTGTGCATTTAGTCCAGCCTGAAGAAGATTACGTGCGATCTCATCTCTATCTGTGAGACGATCATTAGATCTAGCGACAAATACGGTTGTTTTACTGTTCTCGCTCTTTTTTTCAACTGGTAAATCACCGAAGACTCCTTCGGGGAAATCGGATAGTTTGACTTCTTCTGATAAGAATTCTTTAAACTTTAACATCACTTAACCTTTTTTGAAGTCTATGTTAATTATTTTTTTCGAAATTCCTTTCTCGCCACGCAAGACCTTTGGATTCACTCGGATCCGCATTTCGCCATAATCACCGCTTGCACTTTCGCCGGCCCGAAGAAGATTACCTAAGATCTTTTCTTTATCTTTTGGAATATCCTTCGATTTAACGACAAATACAGCTGTTCTACTGTTTTCGCTCTTTTTTTTAACTGGTAAGCCACCAAAGACTCCTTTGGGGAAATCGGATAGATTGACTTCTTCTGATAAAAATTCTTTAAACTTTAACATAGATCCCATGAATTAGATAATGTATCTATTTATAAGATTGACTAATTTAAATGAACCCCTTGGCCCACTTTTCGTGAGTGTATTCAAACTTCTCCATATATCTCACATAGAGACCAGTTTCTCGACCAGCCGCCTCGATCTCCCAAGGCCAATCATAGTAGTGAACCTTCTCACAATTGTAGTCTTCACCCAACCAGATAACACTCACAAGAGAGGTATCTTTCAACTCTCCAAGGGCATACTGTTTGACGTGAACCATCTCATGAGCCAAGGTCTTGATAAGATCCGCAAGGTTATTACTTGAGTCCAAACGGATTGTAAACTCCCTTGGTTTAGTCGGGCGGTCTTCCCAAATACAATCCCCTTCGGTATCCTCCTTGTACTTGAGTCGATGAATCAATTCGATGTTCAACCTGAGACTCGGTAACTTTCGTTTGAAGAGAAGTCTCTCGAAAAAGTAGGCAGCTGCCTCCACATGTTTCCTTTTTGTCTCGGTAGAACCTTCTATTTGAACTATCATCTTACCCCATTATGAACTATAACCTATGAAAGTCAAGACCTAATCGTGTAAAAAAGATGTAAAAGTGGATATTTGTCCAGTTTTTATGTGCAAAAACTGGACATTAGATCTTGAAAGAACTGAAATCGTGAGATGAACTCTTGTTAGAAGTACCAGAATCCTCGGATGTAAGAGTCTGAGCGGACTCTTCGACATCGTACAGCCTCATCTTTGACCGATCAATTCCCACCACAAATCTCTTGTTTTGAGTTGGATCGTTGTACCGATTCTTGAGTTGTTTGATCATCAATTGATTGAGACCTTCAAGTTTCTCGGTAGAGATCAAAGCGAACATCAAATCCGCCGTTGCCGGAAGACCAAATGATTCTGAAGTATCGGTGAGCTCGACATCAGTATTACCAAATCCAGATCGTGTTACCTGAGTCGCAGACCAGACCGGAACATTGAATTCAACTGCTAATCCTCTCAACTCCTCGGCGATTGCCTTGATGTATGAGTAAGTATTGACTGATCCACCCAGACCCTTCATTCGAGAACTTGCACAAATGTTGAGATAGTCGATGTAGATCGAATCCGGAGAAAAGTCCTTCTTCATTCGCAACTCATCCAGAAGAGCACGAAAGTGACCGACATGAGCAGTCGCAGTTGGATATTCCTTGATGATCAACTTACCTTGAGTCTTCTCTCGAATCTTCGAAACCTTTGTCTTGAAAGTATCTCTTGGAAGATTCTCAATCTGATCAATCTGAACATCCAGAAGATTTGCATCGATACGTTCCGCGATCTTTTCCTCAGCCATCTCCAATGTGATGTAGAGAACATTCTTACCCTGTCGAAGATTGTCGGCAGCGAAGTGACACATCGCCAAACTCTTACCAACACCCGTTCCGGCAAGAACAATGTTGAGAGTCTTTCGCGACACACCACCCTTTGTGATCGTGTTCAGAAGTTCAATGTCAAATGGACTCTTGTCTTCTTTCAAGTGATAGAAGTCATATCTCTGATCGACATTCTCAAGATAGTCGTGACCGATGTTTGCATCAAAGGAGATTGCCAGAGCCTTGGATAGAATATCTGGTATTGCACCTTCGGTGTGTTTCTTGTCCTTTCCGTCAATGATCGAAATAGACTTGACGATTGCAATAGTTACAGCTCGTTGTTTACACCACTCTTCGGTTCTGTTCAATAACCAGTCAGTATCACTTGGTTCACCCTGATCAATCGATTTGATGCAAGTAAGAATATCATTTGCATCCGACCGATTCAGTGCCGGCGAACTTTGAAACTCAACCTCAAGGGCTGTGACATTAGGAACTTTGTTGAACTTAGAGATGAAACTTAGAATCAATTCATAGACTGGTTTCTTCTCATTCTCAAAGTATTCCGATTTTACGTGAGGAATTACCTTTCGGCAAAAGTCCTCATTCTTTACTATCGTCTGAAGTATTATCGTCTGAAGATCTGTCATTATCTACGCTGTCCTCCAAAATTTCAACAAGAACGTCACCAATAAATCGTGAGAAGTCTGGATCGTTTTCAATCTCTTCCTTTGTTTTACCAAAGACAGGAGGAACTTCTTCAACTCGATAATCAAACGAGAGTGTTGCATTTTCACCCTCACCATTGGGCTCAGATACTTTAACTTTTCCATAGGTGTATATTATACCATTATAGGGTTTTTGCAAGACTTTAATTGAAGTAAAATCAGAATCTGCCTTTTCTACGTATGTTATTTTCGTTTTCATTCTTTATTGAAGTTTATAGATCCGCGGCAAAGCATCCCAAGTGAGAATGTCGCCAACCAAGTTTTATAGTTGTACTCTATTTCTATGGGAAAGAGAGTGTTGATACTCCAGATAGCAATGAGTGGGCCTAATGTCCAGATTACAAGGAGAAACGAAATGATTCCAACAATTTTGATTCCTAACTTCATTCTTCGATTTGCTCCTGTATCATATCCTTGCTTGCAACCTTGAAACGCTTTTCGATGTAAGATTCAAAGTCGGTCTTCTCAAAAACCTTTTCCCAGAATAGGCGATTCATGGTTTGAGCTTCTCGAAGATTCTGAGAAAGTTCTTCGCCCGTTTCAGGATTCATTGCCTGATACCAGCCGTTCTTTGGTTTACGAACGTGACCGGATTCAAGCGCCACATCCAAAAGACCAGACCACTTTTGAATACCACCATCCCACGAGACTGAGATCGGAATCTTTGACTTCTCTCGAACAAATCGAGACTTCTCAACGTTGATGATAAAGTGATATCCCTGAATCTCTGTTCCCTTCTTATCCTGTTGACGACCGATGATCCACACATTGTCGGCGGAATACATAACACCCGTTCCACCCGAGACAATCGCCTTTGGAAACATTCCCTGTTCCATATACGTGTGATTGACCGCAAGAAGAGGAATGTCCTTCATCGTCAACTGAGGAGTGATCATGCGGAAGAGACCCTTCAGAGCCTTTGCTCTTGTCATATCCGCAACAGACTTCTCATTCATAGCGTCATCAAGTTCCTTCTTAGATGCGATATTACCAACCGAATCAATCACAACAATAACCTTATCAGTTCTTTCGATCTCATTGAGTTGATTGACCAGATCGAACTTTAACTCTTCGATGTTCGTTACCGGACTGTGAAGAACTCGACTTGTGTCAATACCAAAGGATTTGAAGTAAGACTGCGGCGATCCAAACTCCGAATCATAGAAGAGAAGAACCGCATCCTCGTGTCGATCAAGATACGACGATGCCATCAGAAGGGCAAAGGATGTCTTGAAGTGTTTTGACGGAGTGCCACATTGATCATTGGCACCGAAGTTGGTGTTTGTTCCTTCTCGGCAAAAAACTTAGAATCAGACAGAATATCTGATGCACTAATCCGAGAAGACTTTTTGAGTTTACTTAGTAATGACATAATTTTATTTAACCTGTATAGGATACCACATTTTTAGGTGTTTGTAAAGAAAAAAAAAGGCGAACACTTAGGGGGCTAGGTAAGTGCGTTTAACTTTTGATTCGTCAAAGAATTTTTCCGCCAAATGACAGCTTTTTTGCCACTTATACGGAATCTTCTCCCACTTCATCACCACTTCAGAAATTCCTACCTGAATAACAGCCTTTGCACATTCGTGACAAATTGGAAGACCGTAGACAAACATCGTAGACCCATCCAAACAAACTCCGTTGCGTGTTGCGTTGTAGATCGCATTCGCTTCCGCATGAACAATCCTTTCATACTTTCTTTCTCGATCATCGTAGTATTTCGGATCGTCGTCCATACCTCTTGGAAATCCATTGTATCCCTGTGAGAGAACTTGACCATGTTTTCCTACGATTATCGCACCTACCTTTTTCGATGGATCTTTACTCCAAGTGGCAACTTCACCAGCAAGATCATAATATCTGTTTTTCCACTGATCGTTCATTTCATTGCAATTGCTCCCATGAAGAGATGGTTTTGCCAGAAGGGTTGAATCTTCCTTGAATCGAATCCCGCAGTCTCCAACATAGAAACCAACTCTTGCCAAGTGTTAGGCTTCAACATATGTCGCAGAGTCCTTTCCTTATCAAGGATATCCTTATCATCAAATGTCTTCCTCTTGTGATCGTAGAAAGTAAAGGTGATCATGTCTTGAATCCTTGAATCGGAAGAAATAGTTTTTTCTGAAAAGATAAACGCACCACCCGACACAAGACTGTCATAGATCTTTTTCAAGATTCCCTGCCGTTCGGATGGAGGCATAAACTGTAGAGTGAAGAGAGATGTAATCAAAGAATAACTGGATGACTTGAACTTGAAGTTTCGAATGTCCTCGACGTGAAACTTTGCCCGACCCAGCTCCTTTTGTTTGATCTCTTCTTCTCGATTCCACAAACCATCGCGAAACCCACTTGCATACTCAACTCCAACATAAAGAGTCTTAGGAGCAAATGAGCGATTCTGTTCCATCATAGCCATGATGGTTTTTCCGGTCGAACAACCAATGTCCAGAACCATTTTGTCCGAATCATTCTCAACAAAGTATTGAGAGAGATTCACTACATCGTCGTGGAGGTTAGAGTAACCTCGAATCGAATCCTCGATGTGATTGTCAAACCCCTCTTCTCGATGGGCAAAGGTAAAATCAGGTGTGTTTTTCATTGTATATTTTTAGAACATTTTCGTAGACTGCTTCTGCAATCTTTTTCATCATTAGAGGAGGAACCATGCGGCCACAGCGTTCGGCACGTTGATTCCATTTTCCAGTTAGTTTAAAATCATCAGGCAAAGACATAATACGCTTTAATTCGCCTAATGTCAACTTTCTTTTTTCACTCCAATGAAATGCACCGGCAGTCGTGTCACCACTTCCCATAGCAGTCAAGGTTGGAGCAGGAACTTCCAGAGAAACTCTCTTGAGATTGAAGTGATGACCTTTCGGATGGTAGTCTCCTCCAGTCAAAACCTTCTTTGGAAAGGTCTCCATCTTAGATCCCGTATCTTTCCAGTAGGCTGTTTTTGTGAACTTGTCTGTCAAGTATTGAACCTCTTCTTTATCGTATTCCAGACCAACCAGAGCATCTTTCAAAGGAATGACTTCTTTGCTCGGCTCCGGAAACACATGACCGATTGTCATAAAGTTCAAACCGACTTCATCCATCACGTCATTACGAATCGCAATAAAGATAACACGAGTCCTCGTTTGAGAAACACCATAGTATCGAGAATCCAGAACCTCATAAGAAGGAGAATATCCGATCTCTTCAAAGGTCTTGAGAATACGCTTCATGTATCCTTTGGCTTCTCCGATAGTCAACCCTTTGACATTTTCCGCAACAATCACCTTTGGTTGAATGTTCTTTGCGACACGAAGAAACTCAAAGAAAAGATCTTCGATGTTCTCAACGATCTTACCATCAGAATAGTTCTTGGTTTGTCCCCATCCATCCGAATGACTTCCGCCCGACGAATGAGAAAGTTTTCCGGCAACAGAAAAAGCAGAGCAAGGAGGCGACCCATCAAGAATATCCAACTCACCCTCCTTGAGACCAACGAGATCCAGAAAATCTGAACCCTTCAGTTCTTTGATGTCGCCTGGAATGATAGGAGTGTTCGGATAGTTCTGTGCATAAGTGTTCTGAGCTTCTTCAACGAACTCGTTGATGCAAAGAACATTTCCTCCGGCAAGTCGATAACCAGTCGAAGAACCACCTCCACCAGCAAAGGTAGATATTACTTTGAATTTGTTTTGATTTGATGCTTCAATTACATCCTGTAACTTGTATGGTTTATACATAAAATTGTTCTAAAGATACTATGTTGTTTCTGATGTTCCAGTCTCTACAGATGTCCATAATTCTTTCTCGGTTGTTGAAATTGATTTTCTTGTTATCAAGCAGTGTGAGAAATACGTCATCTACTCCAGACGCAAGTTGTAAGTTTAAATGTGGTTTGACATTTCCAAAGCTATTTAGCTCCGGAAAATCATCTCGAATATGTTGTTTCTGTTTTGGAATGTTTAACTCGTCCCATGTGAATTGATAGAAATATTTTTTTACTTTCTCATCTAAGAAAGGATTGACCATAATAGTATCATACCTTTCTGATAATGTCAAGTGCCAATTGAGCCCTGCCGTCTTTTCTGGTAGAAAATATTCATCTCGAAATTGATCAAACTTTTCCTTAGTGTGCTTGTAATGCATCACTGCTTTTTTACTGACTCCGTGATAACCGTCAGCACCCCAGCCTGTCAAAACATACTTTTCTTTGATCTTCGGGTAAACATAGAGAAATGGCCATACACACTCGTAATGAGTCTTTTTCTTACATCCAATTTCATTCATCAAATGAAACCAGTCTTCTTCCAGATTATCCAGAGGAACTGAAACTCCAGTAAAGTTCCAATCCATGATCTCACACACCTCTTTGGCTTTGTGAAAATCATAACTCTCATTACCGTCAAGATGAAAGGAATAAGCGTTTACGGTTTTACCAGCATCTGTGGCGGAGATTGCACAAGACAAAGAATCAACGCCTCCCGACAACAAGACCGCAATCTCATTATCGGGGGCGTTATTCTTAATATGATCGGTAAGAAGATTTCTGATCATGCATCAACTACTGATCCAGCGAGTTGAACTCCTCTCGTGTGAGAAGTTTTCCACTCTCATAATACTCTTTCTCAAGTTTAGTGGATGCCTGAGGAATAATTCCAACTAGATCAACCGAGTTTTTTGGGGGACTTAATTTCGTGTTTTTGTTCGTACCCGTAAAAACAGATGTGCTAACATATCCAAAAATGTTTTTTTGGAATGATGTGATTTCGTCCATAAAAGCATCAACTCGAGCTCGAGCTTTAGATTTTACATCTACATCTACATATAAGATAATTTTGGGTTTTCCACCTCTTTTCCCAATATCGAGAAAGCGATCCATCAAAAAGTCCTTACTGGCTTGAGCGGTAGCTCGATATAGAAGGATATTATCCTTTTTCAAATCAATATTCACTTGATCTTTCAACCATTGTATCCACTCATCTCTTGGCTTTCTCCTAATATTAGCGTCATCTTCATCAATTCTACGCTTAATAATATTTGTTACTTTTGTTAATATTCCACTATTTTTTCGGAAAGATTTCCAAATCTGATATTCTGTAATCAACAGTTTTTCGATTTCTCCACTGTCCGCTTTGTAACGACCGTCATAATAATCAGCAAGCATAGAGACAACAAGGTCTTCCATAGTCCGGTTTGAATGCGTAGGATGAATGTTCATTACAGACGCAGCTGCTCGAGCATTTCCATTTATAGTGACCACTAGTGCCGGCACAAAGCTTTGACCAAGTGCGATCATTGATCTACACCTCTGTCTTCCATCCTGTAACTCACCAGAATCATTAATAACAGGAGGAATGAATTTAGTATCCCATCCATTCATTTCCAGACCAGCCATTAATTCTTCCTGATTCAGTTGAATCTTCGACCCGGCATTGCCTTCAGATCTGATTGTTTTGTTGTCGTCTTCCACATAGGTAGACAAGTCATACCAGTCCCAACCAATGGGTGTATATTCGACTGGTAGACTTGTGATATCTTCACCATCGAAAGGTAGTTTATTCGACAATTCAGATAGATCTAGGTTTTTACCTAGTATTTTTTTTGTTCTGTTATTTGGTAACATTTTTTTATTTTAGTATTTCGATTTTTTATCTGTAAGTAAAATTGAGTTCGTATATAATCACGCAGTGCCGATTCGTATTCCGCTCGTCTCGGTGAATGATCTTGGATCGTTTGGAATCCCATTCTTGTTGACTGTGATACCATTCTCTTCAAGAAGATCAGCGGCTTCACGCCCACTGTACTTACTCTTAGTTAGATTCAACAAAAGAATGTGACTATCTGTTCCATTCGTTTGAATTTTGATACCTCGTTTCCGAAAGACCTTTCCCATCGCCTTTGCGTTTTCAATGACATTGACCGCATAGGTTTCAAACTCGGGTTGCAACGCCTCGTGAAAACATTGTGCCTTTGCCGCAACGATATGCATCAGTGGGCCACCTTGAGTGCCTGGAAAAATTGCACTGTTGATTCTCCGATTGTACTCTCTCTTGTTCCACAAAATGATTCCACCTCGTGGCCCTCGAAGAGTCTTGTGAGTTGTCGAAGTGACTACATCTGCATAAGGAAAGGGACTCTCATAAGCAGATCCTGCAATCAATCCAGAATAGTGTGCGATGTCTGCAAGGAGATATGCTCCACACTTTTGTGCGATTTCGTAGAATCGCGAAAAGTCAATTTGTCTTGGATAGGCACTCGCCCCCGCAACAATCATTTTTGGTTTTATTGCTAGGGCTTGTTCCTCGATTGCATCATAGTCCAAGAGACCTTCATCATCCACACCATAGGAATATGAGTGGTAAATTTTACCGGATATGTTCGGCGGACTTCCATGTGATAGATGACCACCTGAAGCAAGATCCATACCCAGAAGGACATCGCCAGGTTTCAGAAATGCTTGATAGACGGCGGTGTTCGCGTTGGCGCCCGAGTGTGGTTGGACATTTGCGTACTTACAACCAAAGAGAGACTTTGCCCTTTCGATGGCTAGATCCTCGATCTCGTCCATATGATCGCATCCGTTGTAATAACGTTTACCGGAATATCCTTCGGCGTACTTATTTGTGAAGACACTTCTATTTGTGAAGACACTTCCACACAAATCCATTACCTCTTGGCTCGCGAAGTTTTCACTCGCGATAAGTTCAACAGTATCAGTCTGTCGATTTTGTTCTCTTTCGAGAATTGATAGGATTTTTTCGTCTATCATAGTTTTTCTTGTCCTCCGCTTTACCGAAAATTTTGTCCCAGTTTTCCTGCATCTGTGCATCGGAAATCTGTTCCAATCGCCTCTTGCTTCCTTTGCCATTCATACTTATTTAGCAGGAAGAACATCAATTGAGATGTAATGACTGACATGAAAGTAATCTGTCATAGCATCACTCTCGTTGAAGTAATCCTTTCCGTACATCGCCGCAGTCAGCTCGTCGAACAACTTGGTGATCTCTGGAGAGAAATTGTTGTAGTGATAAGGATTGATTGACAATCCCCACACTCTCTTGAAGTCGTCCATGTGACTCTCAAAGAGACCGCGAATGTCCCTGATTTTCAGAGCAAGAGTCGAGTAATTTCGAACCGATAACGATCCCTTAAGACCGTACTTTTTAAGGATTTTCTTGATAGCAGGAGCTCGCTCCGCTTTTCGTTCTTTGTTCATGTATGCCATAATATATTTCTTATCTCAGTTTCTATTATTACTCTAAACCAATTTTGTTGAATGTCAACCCTATTTTTGTTAATTATTTGTAAAAGAGGAGTCAACCGCTGTAAGACGATATTCCTCGATGGGAGTGTCACAATCTTCTCGTGTTGCATACTCGCTGTTTCGAAGAGTCTCGATCATTGCAACCGCCTGATCCTTCGTAGTAAACGACCACATAAGTGACCAATTGAAATTTCTGGTTTCGCCCGGTCTTTTTACAAATCGCGATTCGATTCGGAAATCGAGAGGAGTATTTTCGTAAACGTTCATTGCCATAATTTTTTCCTTTCTTACTAGTTGATGGGAGTGTTAGGGCCAGGGCGCAAACCACCATTGTTGTGATCGTAACTATAGAAGGGGCCGATCCGAGAACCGGCGCTCTTAAAGAAGTTGACTACCGCAACCGCTTTTTCGAGAGGGTAATCAAAGTGGATGGCGTAACCATCGGAGTAGTGAACCCTATCTTCCGTAAGACGAATCGTGCCGTGATCTTTTCCATCGGGCCCGAAGACCGTCGCGAAAGTGTTAATGTAACCTGAGAGGCGTTTTCTTTCTTCTTCAATCGTGATCATGTCTATACTCTAAACTAATTTTATTGAATGTCAACCCTATTTTTGTAAAAAACTTGTAAATGCTTTACCAGAACCGACCGTACTTGTGTGTCGCTTTAGGCCGAAGATCTGGAGGAATCTCCGAGACCAATTCATCGAAGTATTCATAAAACTTCTCCTTATCACGCTCGCAGACTAGTCGCACACATGGACGAGGGGCCCCTTCTGGTTCGAAGACTTCGATGTAGGTATCAGCATCGATGAAATTCCAGTTCAAAGAACCGTCTTCGAAACGGTTTTCTGGAAGTTTGATGGCGGCAACAAGCGCCTCTTTAACTGTTTCTTTAGTAACTCTCTTAATCATACCTACACTCTACACTATCCTGTACAGAAGTCAAGAGCTTACATAGTAAAAAAAGTGTAAAAGATTCACTGAGAAAGAGCGTAGGAAATCGCCCTTCCAGCTTCCATTGTCATCGGTCTTTGTTTGTACCAATTACCCGTCTCAAGGTCGATCTCCTTACAGAGACGAGAAACTTCCTCTGGAGTGATCGGATACTTGGACTTGATCGCATTTGAAGCGATTGAGACCATGATCTGATACATCTTTGAGTACCATCCTGTCTCGGTGATTGTCCGGTATTCAGCGATCATCCTCTTGTTGACAAAGGGGCAGTCACGATAGGTAGACCAAACAATGTTGGTGTTTGTCAGCTGATTCTTACGATGTTCATCAAGTTCCTTTCTCATATGTTCTGGAATGGAATCAAGAAAACTGTTGCGGAATCCTTCGACATACTCGTGTTTCTTCATCAATTCTTTAGGATTCAGAAAGTCCTTTTTGTTGGTGAAGATAAAATTGTTGGCGTTCGGATACTGAGCCGGAACATAATACATTCGGCTCAAGTCTTTGGTTTGTTTGTCACCCAGAGAATTGAACTCGGTGTTGAGGGCAAACCAGAAGTGACGAATCTTATCGGAAGGTACAACATCCGTAAGAGGCAGAACAATTCGAAACTTTGGTTTCTCCTTTGTGCTGGATGCAGATGAGTAACAGATGAAGTAGTGATCTTCAAAGACTCGTAACGCATCCTCAAACGTCGAGTCATACTCATCCACATCCAGCGCCGCCCAACGATTCCATTGAATCACGTTGGTGTTTTTTCTTGTGGTGTTACTTTCGTAAGACGCCGGACTAATCAGAGGAGAACCTTGACGGAAATCGCCCTTCTTTGGTTTGTATCCTGGCTGTTTACTAAGATCGTAGAGAAGTCCCTCAAACTTCTCAAACGAATCAAAAGACATAGACTTATCAGTCTTGTTGTCAAAAATGGATTTAAATAATGTTAGGGAGTACACGTTCTCAAATGTTTCAAAGCATTGATTATTCTTTTTGGATATTCACCAATATAACATCCCGCAGTCAAATCGTCAAGGCTAATCAGCTGTTTATGAAAATGATTGATGTTTTCCCACTCGACGATCATTCTTTGAGCAAGAGTGTCATAGAAGTAATCACTGAAGATCGGATCGCTTTCTTCGTAATACGCATAAGACGCCATAAGGTACCAAGGCACCATCATGTCCTTATTTTCTTCTATGTATGTTGTGGCTGTTCCTTCGTAGCTCAAAGAACGACAACACCTTCTTCAATCAACCTTTTACGATTTTCCATATGTGCTTCTTGCACGTCTTCTTTGGATTGTCCCATATAGTGAACCGCCTGGCCTTCTTCAATCATAATGTCCGTAACCATACGATCTCCGACTTCGAAGTCACCAAGGATACGACCAAACTTACCCTTCTTATCTTCTCCGCTTCTTGAGATCTGTGTATGAAGAGTACCAGTCTTTCCCAGAAGTTCTTTGAGTCGCTTCTTTGCGGCAAGTCCAAACTTCTTTTCTACCTTGTCTCGTGTACGACTCTCCGGAGTATCAATACCCATAATTCGTACTCGCTCTTTTTTGAGCCATACACCAAATCCAAGATCGATATCCACATCAACTGTGTCACCATCGACCACTCTTAAAACTTTTACTTTATAATCGTACATTATTGATCTCCGTCATCACCAATTGCTTCAACTGGACAACCCTCAAGAGCCTCCATACAAAGATCGATGTCTTCTTGTGTTATTGGTTGAGTATGAACATAGGAATACGCCTCTTCCTCATTTCGTGTGAAGAAATCGGGAGCAGTCTCCCGACAAAGATCGCAGTCAATACACTGATCATCCACGTAGAACTTTCCCTCTACGTTATCAACTAATTTGTCTTCTATACTTGCCATATTACTCTACTTGTTTGTCGTGAACCATTTCATTACTTTCATCTTCCGAAGAAAAGATAGGATAATTGAATCGTTTCAAGAATGTATTTATATTTTCTCGAATGTCTAGTAGATGATCCACGACTTCTTCGTCGTTTACAACCGGAATGATATAATCAGGCAGACCATATCCAACACTTTGTTTGAGTAAGTCAACCTGTTCTCTTAACAAGGTGACTCGGTATTTGTAATAATCCAATTCGGATTTTGGTATTTCATTCATAAGAGTAGACTATATTATTTTTACAGTGTTGTCAAGATTAAACAAAGAAATCTTCAAGAGAAACAACTGGCTCGGAATTCCAATCAATCGCATCCAGAATCATTTCAAGAGGATCCAGAAAAGTTTTTTGAAACTGTTTCTTGTAGTCGATGTATTTGTTGAGGCCAAGTTCGGTGGGCAAAGTTTCCGGAAACGAAATCACATTCTCCTGAATAGAGTTTGGAATAAGAAGATAAAGAAACTTGATCTTGTCTCCATTACGAACCAACTCATATTTCTTCTCCAAGCCATGGCGTTTGAGATAGTGATTGTAGAGAAGAGACCCGCGAACGTGAATCGGAGTTCCCTTACGATAGACCTTTTCTGCATCGCGAAATCCTGTGACATTGCTCACTCCTCTTGGAAAAGAAACTGCCTCGGGCGGAAGAGTTGAGAAGTGTTGACGAAACATTTCAATCGCATCCTGAGTTTTCTTCTCGTCACCTGTCATAATGATCTTGAACATCTCATTCATCGCATCACGACAAACCTGTGGAGTAGAAGACTTGACAGCCTCGATGCCCATCATCTTGATCTTTGGCTTTGAATACTGGACACCCTCGTTGTTGTGGACATTCAAAATGTATCTCTTCTTCGCAGTCCAGATTCCACGATCCGCAATCGCCTCGCGTTTCATCACCATACGATTTGAATAGGCATTTGTGATTTTCGCGAAACGACCATAGGACTTTTCAAGCAAAGGCTCGATAGCTTCCGATCCAAACTTGTCAAGAAAGTCAATGGGATTGTCGGGTTTCACTTTCTCGACCAGATCATTGACATTGATGTAAAGCGAATCCGTGTCAATCGCAACGACACGATCCTTGTCATCACCCAGAACTTTGGATAGGTAATCGTTGACGGTCTTCTCACCCCAACGAATAACGGTTTGACCGGAAAGAGTGACTGCCGACGCAACTTGAATGTCAAAGTAACGAAAGTATTTGTTCCCCAAGGCACCGTAAAGTGAGTTGAGCAGAATCTTGATCGCAACCTGAAGAGTCTCCAGACGAGCGACATTTGATTGCGTTCGGAAATACTCAGAAGAACTTACATTGGAAAGAGTCTCAAGTTTTGTCTTCTCCTCCAACATCTCCTTCTTGATCGTCACACGACGAGCATAGAGTTCCTCGACGATCTCCGGAATGATTCCCTTCTTGTCACGACGAAATGTAGCACCATTACAAGCAACCGCAAGATTGTCATTCGGAACATTGACCTTCTCTTCGGAAAGAATCTTGTCGGGATTAGTATCTGAAACACAAGACTGTCGAACCAGAGTCTCCGGTGACATATTGTACTGAATAATTAGATTGGGATAGAGAGAGTTCAAGTCAAACGACATCACCCAATCGTGCATCCCAACTTGAGGCTCCTTGACGAAACCGCCTGGAAACTTACTCGACTTGGTATTGTTGTTGGATGGCATGATTGCCACTTTACTACGAGCCAGACGACGAAAGATAATCGAATCCCAGATCGCAGTTGTTCCCAGAGTATCCTGATAGTTGACTCCACCAAGATACGCCATAGTCAGAACCAAAGTAATCAAACCCAACTTGTCTTCCATTCTCTCAATCAACTCAACATCCTTGATATTGTAGTCAACGAACATTTGGTAATCCGCATCGTAAAGATCTCGAAGAGAACCGACTTCGGAATAGTCCAACTTCTTCTCACCTAGAACGACATTCGCAATGTGATTCAAGGAATAAGATTCTTGATTCCCATAAGTATTCAGCGTGAACTTCTTGAAGAGATCCATGTAATCCAAGTGTTGAATCCCCTTGATCTCAAAGATAGTATGATCTCTTCCCTGAATGACAATCTCTCTTTCATCGATCTTCTTCCAAGGAGAAAGGAGATTTGTTTTGGTATCTCCCAGAAGATACCGCATTCGGGCAACCATGTAAGGAATATCAAAGAGTCGAGTATTCCAACCTGTGATGATATCCGGAGTGTTCTCGGGATTGGCCCAGAACTGAATGAACGCATCCAACATAGAAGCCTCATCGGTAAACTGGCGATACTCGATCTCAAGATCTAGTTGAGACTTAGACTCATCGTAACCTTTGATTCCCCACACACGATAAGTTTTGTCCTTCGAACTTTTGTAGGCAATCGTGAGGATCTGATTTGTGGGATTATGAACATCCGGAAAACCATCACCATACGAAGTCTCGATATCAAGAGAAGCCGTGTCAACCATCTTACGACTGTACCGAATCTCATTGGGAAAGACCGACTGAATGAATGCCGGAACGTGACGAGTGTTTCCGTAAAGTTGAAAGTCATCTACACTGTTGTAGGTTTTTTCAAAGGTACGAACTTCCGACATAGTGTTGAACGAGATAGGCTCGACCGGAGTTCCATCAAGGGCAGTCCAATCGGTATTCTTGTTTTTAGAAGGAAGGAAAAGTCTTGGTTGGTATTTGACTCTCTTGAGAATCTTTTTACCCTCGTCGTCATAACCACGATAAAGGAGAGAGTTGCCAAAGCGATCTACGCTTGTATAGAAACCATTAGAAATCATAGATGAATACTACACCAATTAGGGTGTTTTGTCAATAAAAAAGAAAGGGTGAGAGGATTTTCTCCTCCCACCCTCTTAGACTTAAATGAATTGAACGTTAAAATTTCGACACAATTCCAACATAAAAACTTTCCTCACTGCTCAAACTTTTTTCATCGTTTGTAAGTACATCTACTTGACCAAACACATCTACATTAGAAGTAATGCCTTTGGTGAGACGACCAAACAATCTGTGATAATCATAATCATTATGCATACTGTAAGTGCGACCTGTTTCTCCGCCAACGCGAAGTCCAAGATCGCAAGATTCAACGTGATAATCTTTTGAGAGAACAATTGAAGAAAAGTAATTCACATCTTGAAATACGTCTCCTTTATTGTTATCCGCAAATGTCACCTTCATCTCAGCGTCAAAGAATGGTATGAAAGGTAATTCATAGTAAGTATCGAGCTCAATCGCTGTCCTCTTTCTTGAATCACTTTTAATGACGAGAGCTGTCTCAACAAAATTAAATGAAGTTCCAAGAGTATAATCTACTCTGTCAAACCCATCTGTGATGTATTCGATTCCTCCGTCAAAATCAAAATTTCCAATGGATCCAAGAGAGAGTCCAATTTTCCCAAAGGGAACTTCGGTCTCACTATATTTTCCATCAGATATCTTCTGATCATACCAACCGGCCGAGACCTTGTTGATCTTTATTCCAGTTGAGTTGTCAACTATGATTTCTTCATCGGCACCATAAGTTTTACCGGCGAAGAAACAGCCAACAGCTATAAGGACGATACCTAGTATCGTTAGTTTTTTTGATTTAGTCATGCATTTCCTTTGTTGTGGTTAGTCCTGAAGGAAGCTTTTTTTTGAACCTATTTTAATGATTTGAGGCTTCAGATCTTCAGGTATAACTCTCTCCAAACGGACACTCAGGATACCATTGACTAGATCGGCTCCACGAATCTCGATATGCTCAGAGAGGTTAAAAGTCTTTGCGAACTTACGATTTGAGATGCCCTGATGGACATATTCCGCTTGTTCCTTTGAGTCTTTGTTTCCTTCTATAGTTAGAACGTTATCCTTGTAGGTAACTTCAAGATCAGATTCATCAAATCCGGCGACTGCCAGTTCGATTTCATAATTGTCATCATCAATACGAATGACATTATGTGGTGGATAAGTGTTGTTTGTGTGAGTTGAGTTGCCATTGCGGGCACGCTCAAGTTCTTCGAATACTCGTTCGAAACCAATAAAGGCGGAACGAGGCCAGGTTGTTGTTGTCATATTTATTTTCCTCCATTAGGCAGGTTTTGTTTGTGAGACCCTTTCGGCATCCCATTCGAACCACAGCGTGTGGTTTGAAATTGATTATGTATTTATACTTTCTTAACGTTTCCAATAGAATATTTTGGCTGTAAATCCCATTGTGATTTGTCTCGATGTGAAATAATTTTGATAAGTCTTAGATCGGTTTGTGGTTGAGCCTTCCCCTCGTTTACAATATTGAGAAGTCCCCAATCCGAGAGAAGTGTTGTGATCGTGTTTCGTCGTTCGATATCGTTCTCGGTGAGACTTGCGTTCTTTCCATCCAAAAGAAAGAGTTCCTTGAAATGTACAATGAAGTATCTCCCCTGTTTGTGAAGAATATGACAGCTTTGAAAAAGAGTGTTAGGTAACTTCTTAGAAGAAACTCCAATCCGAGTAAGAGTTTCCTTTATCTTGAGAAAATCATCAGGTTCATTCAGAGTCACTTCCAACATATCTGTTGGTGTCCAATCATCTATAAAACTATTCATAATGATATTTATATTATGATCACTTTTGAAACCCGCCTTTATCCATTGATTTCCGCAATTTGTTCACCTCTTCCGAAGAAAAGAGAGGATAAACCGCCTCTGCCTTGGCTCTTGAGTAGTTGTACTTGCGTTGAATCAATTTAACATCATCCTCGACACTTCTCTTCTTTGTCCACTTGGAGAACCTCTTTCGCGGGTTTACAGCATCTCGTAGAAAGTCATACTGCATACGATGCGGAAGATGTGACAAACGATTCATCTCATTTGCAAAGAGAACCGTATCAGAGAAATACGAAAGACCTCGATTGATGATAAAGGGAACATAACTCTTATCGGGCGAAGAAGGATCGTTAGGATCCGTAGACGAATCCGCCTTACAATCCTTCAGAAGATTCTTACCAAAAGTTCCTTCGTTGATCGAGTTGATGAAAGTAAATGGTGTTAGTTTATCGGCCATACCTTTTCAAATCCATAGTGTACGAACATCATTACGATTGAGATGAAGATTCCAAAGGCAGTGACATGCCAATCTCCAAACCAGATTCTTCCCATCAATGTACAAAGAATTACCGAAAGAACTCTCCACGTAACAACTTTTATCGTTACTTCCATTTCGAAGATGCCATAAGTTCTGTGAGACAAGCGACAGTATTGATCTCCTGATCCGCAACAAACGCTGCACGATACTGATACTCACCAAGAGACATAATGACACTTGGAATCGATTGAGGTTCTGCAAACTCGTAAAGAGTATCGTAGATTCTTCGAAAGATAACCGACGAGTCAACATCACTGTTGTTCGTGACCCAACTACGCATCTTCTTGAAGTCTTTCGCCTTGAGATATCCAACAAGTTCTGAAACACTTTGATCGGACATTCCAACCAGAACATCGGCTGTGATCTCACCAGAAGAACTGTACCTTTGACACTCGTTGAGAACTCTTCGCCAATCCGGAGCAAAACGCATAATAAGATCCGCAAGAATCTTGTTGTTGAACTTGACGTTTTCTGCATCAAGAATCAACTGCAATCTTTTCATAAAACCTCCGGAGAGTTTTGCAAGTTGCTTCTTACTCGTATTGAACTCCACAACCGTACACCGAGAATGAAGAGGTTCGATGATACGATTCTTGAAGTTACACGTAAGGATGAAACGACAATTGTTACTGAACTCTTCAATGAAACCACGAAGAGCAGGTTGCGTTGACTGAGCGTTAAGATAATCCGCCTCATCCAGAATAACGACTTTGTAGTCTTTTCCCATCAAAGATACCGAAGAAGCGAACTGACGAATCTTCGAACGAAGAACATCAATACCACTTTC